ATTGGAGAAAAGGTTTAGTTCCATCTGTAATAGATGCAGGAGCAGAAGTAACTGAAACAGGAAAACTTTATTCAGACATCAACGATGTTATGACAAAAGTTGAAGAATCAGGATATGAAGTTAATGGAATTTTAGGTGGAGTTGGATTAAAAGGTAAATTCAGAATGATGACAGATACAACAGGACAACCACTTAATACAACAGAAATTGGTTCTATAAGAAGAGCATTCATGGATAATGGCGTATGGGATAAATCTAAATCAACACTAATAGCTGGAGACTTCTCTCAAGCTGTATATGCAATTAGACAAGATGTAACATACAAAATATTAGATCAAGCTGTAATTCAAGATACAGATGGTTCAATTCTTTACAACCTAGCACAAGATGATATGGTTGCATTAAGAGTTGTTATGAGATTAGGATGGGAAATTCCAAACCCAGTAAATGCTTTAAATGAAACAGAAGCAAGATTCCCATTTGCTTCATTAAAACCAAAAACAATATAGTAAATAAAGGAGGCACTAGATAATGGATTTTACTAATCAATATTTAAGTTATGAAGAATATATGGAATTAGGAGGTACATTAGATGAAGTGCCTTTTAACGAATTAGAATTTGAATGTCGCAGAATAATAGACAGCAAAACGCAAAATAGACTAAAAAATGCTGATGAAATTCCAGAAGAAGTTAAAATGCTAGAAAACAAAATGATACAAACATTACAAGGATACTATATTAGTTTAGAAAAAGCACAAAGCGGAGTAGCAAGCGAAAACACAGACGGCTATTCGGTTAGTTATATATCTAGTAATCAAATATCTCAACTAATAGAAGGTAAAATAGATGTACTTCAAGATTTAGTTTCAACTTACTTATTTGGTGTAGTTGTAAACAATGAACATCTTTTATATTGTGGGGTGTAAGCTATGATAACAAATGGAAGTATAACTTATTATCATAAAACACTAGATAATAATAAATTGCCAGTATGGAACAGATATGTATTTGAAGATGTATGGCACTTTGGAGGAAAAGGGAGTTCTATCAATAAAGGATATGAAAATGCCAATGATGTAAATATAAGGATACCAATAGAATATGTTGAAGATAAGAGCATATTTGTAATTGGAGATATTATTGCAATAGGCATACAACCTGAAATTAGTAAACAAAGTGATTTACAAGGCAAAGAATTTTATAATGTAACAAGCATAACTATAAATGAATACGGAAATAATCCACACATTCATTTAGGAGGAAAATAAAATGAAAATTAAGCCTATAAGTCAGATAAAAGCTGATTTAGGTATAAATCCTGGAGGTAGAGTACAAAGATTCTTTACAGATACTTGTAGAAAGCATATGGATAAATATATTCCAATGGATACGGGTGCATTAAGAGATACTTGGGATATGGGTGCAGATTATATAACTTATGAACAAGGCTATGCACATTATCAATATGTAAATCAATTCCCAGAAGACCATTATACTACACCAGGTACAGGACCATATTGGGATAAAAGAATGGTAAGTGCTGAAATGAATGATGTTATAAAAGAGGTGCAAGAATATGTCAATAGAGGTAAGTAATTTAAGAGTAACAAAGTTGAGAGCCTATTTAATGGATATAATAACTGAATTAATAGGACAATATGGAGAAATGAATATAAACTTTTTATCTAATGAACCTAACAATTATTCATTAGATAAAATACCAGTAAATCCAACAACAGAGCAATGGATAATAGGCAACTTTTTAAAAAGAGATGTATATTCATTTAGAAGTAGAATGAATTATAGTGCTGATACAATGACTAATATAGAAAACATAGGGTTTTATGAAACTTTTGAAAAAATAATAAAGCAAAAGAATGATAGCAATGATTTACCAGATATAGATGGAATACAAAGCATAAGTTGTTTAAATTGTGGAACATTAAATAGAGCAAATACAAATACCGCAGAATTTGATATACAAATACAAATAGAATATAAAGAGTAAGTTTTAGAGTAAATTATTTTAGATAGTAACAAGAAATATAAAGAGTAAAGGAGTGAATAAAATGAGTTTAGCAGAAATACCAGATAGCATTGAAAAAATAAAAAGAAGTCAATTCTTAACATTTTTAGATACAACACCAAGTGAAAATTCAAGAACATGGGCAATTGTAGGAGTTGGAGTTGACGAATATGCAACAGCATATAATCCACAAGTAGATACTGAAAAATGGATTATAGAAGATAACGCAAGAAATGACCATACATCAAATCAAAAACAAGGTTCTGTAAAACAAAAATGTTACAAAAACGACCCTGCATTTGAATTTGTTGCAAATGGTAGAGATAAATTAAATTACAAAACACATATATTAGATATAGACACATGGAATGGAACAGGAAGTGGTTCAAGTGTAACATATCCAGCAAAGCAAAGTGATGGATTAGTTGCAATTACAAGTTATTCAGGAGAAGAAATCGAATATGATTTATATTATGATGGAGACCCAACAGAAGGAACTGTAACAATTACAGATGGAGTTCCAACATTTACACCAACTTTATAAAAATAAAACCAATAGAGGTTAGAGGCAGAAGAAAAATACCTCAACCTCTTTTTTAAATATAAGGAGGGATTGAAGTTATGGAAGCAGAGATTAATATCAAAAGCGATAACAATAGTATTCAACTTAAAAAGGCAAAAGACATTTTAAGATTGAAAATAAAAGATGAAAATGGAAATGATACAGGAAACTTTTTAGAGTTCAATTTAGGAGATTTAGATTATTTGCTAGTATTACAAGATATGATGGAAGCAGATAAGAAGAATAGAGAATATTTAAAAAATCAATATACAATAATTGATAAAAAAGAAGACCATAAAGGCAAGAAACTATTTAGCTCAAATGAAGAAGCCAAAATAAAAGCAACAAACGAATTTTACAAAAAAGAAGCTGAAATATATGATATGTTTTTAGGTAAAGATGGAGTTAAAAAGTTATTAAATGGTAGAAAGTTAACACCAGCTACACTAGATGAAATTGATGAAATAATTGAAAAGGCGATACTTCCTAAATTACAAATAAAAGCAGAAGATATAAAGAAAAACATAATGCAAAAATATTCTAACAAAGAAAAACGAGATGATGTAATTGAATAATCCACAATATGTAAAAGTAGATAATAAATTATATAAAATTAATACAGATTTTAGAATAGCTTTAGAATGTAATAATATTGCAGAAGATAAAACCATCGGAGAATATGAAAGAGCATTAGCAATTATTTATAAGTTATTTGGAGAAGATGGTTTGGACTGCGAAAATCAAAATAAACTACTTGAATTAGGCATGAAGTATCTTTTATTAGGTAACGATAAAAAAGAGCTTAAAAACGAAAATAAAGAGAAATACGAGCTAGATTTTAATAAATGTATTGGTTTAATAAAAGCAAGCTTTAAATTTGATTACAAATATGATCCTTATGAATTAGAATACTTACATTGGTATGATTTTTATAATGATTTAGCAAGTTTAAGTACAAGTGAATTTGGTAATTGTTGTATATTAAACAGAATAACAAGCATATTAAATCAAGAGCCAAAGGAAATAAAAGATAATAAGCAAAGACAGAAACTAATAGAAGCACAAAAGTTATTACAACAAAAATATTGCAAACAAGAAGAGGTTAAGATGACAAAAGAGCAAGAAGAAAGTGCAAAAGCATTTTACAAGTCTTTAGGAATAGAAATTTAGAAAGGAGGTTGTAAAATGGCAGTAGATGGAAGTATAACAATAGGAATAGGTGCTAATACAGATAAGTTTGACAAACAAATTATGGCATTAGAAAAGAGAATAAAAAAACAAGAAGACAAAAAAATAACATTAGATGTAAAAATGAAAACACAAACAGAAGATTTGGACAATGCGAGGGAAAAATACAAACAATTAACAAAAGACCATAAAGAATTGATTAAATTACAAGATATGCCACATAAAACAGTAGGACAAATGACAAGAATGCAAGAATTACAAAATCAATATGGTTCAGTAGAAAAATTAAATGATAAAATAGAACAAGCATACACAAAACAAGAGAAAGCAAAAATAAAAGTACAAGAAACACAAAGGCAATATGAATCAATTAACAAAGAAGTAGACGAATATAAACAAAAAATAGAAAATGTAAAAATACAAAAGCACGTAGCAGAAGTAGACAGAATGAAAGAAAGCTTTAAAAGTGTTGGAAGTTATATACAAGGTGCGGTAAAACATGTTGCAAGGTTAGCGTTAGGAATATTTGGAATAAGAAGTGCATTTATGTTTTTAAGACAAGCTTCAAGTAATTTGGCAAGTTATGACAAACAATATGCAACAAATCTTGAATATATAAGATATGCTTTAACACAAATGGTAGCACCAGTATTGCAATGGATAGTAAATTTAGCAGCGAAATTATTAGGATATATAAACGCAATAATGCAAGGTTGGTTTGGAATTAATTTATTTAGTAGAGGTAGTGCAGAAAGCTTTCAAAAAATGAAAGCTGGAGCAAGTGGAGCAAGTAAAGCAGTAAAGCAAATAAAAAAAGACCTAGCAGGATTTGATGAAATCAACAAATTAACAGACCAATCAGATACAGGAACATCGGTAGGAGCAGGTGGAGTTGGTATGCCTAGCTTTGATTTAAGTAAAATGCAAGGCGACCCTCCAAAATGGTTACAATGGATAATTGACCATAAAGGCGAAATATTAACTATAATGGCAAGTGTTGCAGCTGGACTATTAGCTTGGAAATTAGGATTTGGAGCTTTAATGTCATTAGGGATAGCAGTTGCCGTTTATGGTGTAATTGAAGCGGTAAAAGGTTTATTAGCCTTTATAAAAAATCCTACTTGGGAGAACTTCAAAAAATTTTTAGGGGGATTAGCGGTAGCCATAATAGGAGTTGCAATAGCAATGATTGCATTTAATGCAACTAATCCAGTTGGTTGGATATTATTAGCAATAGGTGCAGTTGTTGGTTTGGTAACAACTATAGTTGATTTAACAACTAAATTATTTAAAAATAAAGCACAAATATTAGATACAAAAACCGCACAAGAAGAATTGACTAAAGCACAGGAAAAAACAAAAGAAGCAACGGATGCTTATGTAAATGCAGTAGATAGAGCAGAACAAGCACAAAAAGAATTAACAGAAGCAGAAAAGAAAAATAAGTTAAGTGGAGAACAATTATATCAAGCAGTTCAAAATGGAACTTTAGATTATAAAAATATGAATGGAGCACAGAGAGAAGTATATAAAGCTTATTTGAACAATAAATCTGCACAAGAAGAATTAAAAAATAAAACAGAAGAATTAAACAATGCAAAAAAAGAAGAAACAAAAGCTTCTTGGGAAAATCAACTTGCTATTGCAAAAGAAAAAGGAAATTATGATGAATTTAGAGATTCTGTAGTCAAAGCTTATAAAGACGGAAAATTAAGTGCAGGAGAAGCAAGAGATTATATTGAAAGAGCTATGGGGGATATGAGTGATAGTTCAAGGCAGACTTTTACAAAAGATTTACCTAATGATATAAAAGACGGACTAGACCCATCAAGGTATGAAAGTAATTGGAGTAAATTTAAAAGAAAATGGAATGAATTTTGGAGTGGTTTAAAAACAAATATCAAGATGAAATTGAACGCTGACTATTCTTCTAGTGGAGCTGGAGGTGGTGGTAGATTTAGAGCCAAAGGTGGAATATTTTATCCTAGTAAACTACCACGATTAGCAGTTGGTGGAATAATAAATCAACCTGGAAGAGGAATACCATATCACGGAGCTGTAATTGGAGAACGAGGAGCAGAGGCAGTAGTTCCTTTGACAGATTCACAGCAAATGGAACTATTAGGTCAAACAATAGGAAGATATATAACTATAAATGCTAATATTCCAGTAAATATGAATGGTAGAACAATATCAAGAGAATTAAAACAAGTACAAAGTGAGCAAGAATTTGCGTTTAATAATTAGGAGGTGCGATAGAGGTGTTTATTAATGCAGATAGTATAAGATTAAATGGAATATCAATGGGACAATATTTATTAAGTGCTAAATATGAATATAATAAGTTATGGGGAAGTGATACAGGAAGAAACTTGAAAGGTAAATTTAGTGGTACATTAGTAGGAATCTTTCCTAAAATAACATTAACATTTAGAAAATTAACAAAAGCAGAAATGAATATTATTGCACCTATATTAAATAGTGGAACTCAAAGTTTAACATATTATGACCCAGATACAAACTCAAACAAAACAATATCAACATATACAGGAGATTGGAACTATGAGAATAAACAAATAATGACCAAAAACAATAGCTTTGAATGTACATTTATTGCTAGAGAAAGGAGGCCATAATGAAACAACATACAATTGATTTTAAAAATCAATTGACAGAATTAGGTAGAGAATTAAGAGGTGTAATAACCTATAATAATACAGAATTAGAAGAAGAAATATATTCAATAACACCGCATTATAATGCAGATTTATTAAAATCAGTAATGAAACAACTAGACATAGAGCTTTCTGTTGACATACCTCTTAATACAATTATAAATTGTCAAATAGGAATAAAAGTAAATGAACAATATGAAATGCTTGACTACGGCAATTATGTTGTTTACAAGTCAGAAAAACAAGAAGATACAGGAACATATAAAATAACTTGTTACGATAAAATGCTATATTCTATGAAAGATTATGAGCATATAGATATACCTTATCCTTGTACAATAAAACAATATTTAGTAGCATTATGTAATAAAATAGGATTAAGTGTTGCCAATACAACATTTTATAATCAAGACATGAAAATACCTAGTGAATTATATTTAGATACAGATGGAAATAGTTTAGGCTATACTTTCAGAGATGTATTAGATGAATTAGCACAAGCAACAGGAAGTATAATTTGTTTAAATGAAAATGATGAAATAGAAGTAAGATATCCAACGCAAACAAACGATACAATAGATGAAGAATACTTGAAAGATGTAAATGTAAAATTTGGGGAAAAATATGGAGCAATAAACACTATAGTTCTTTCAAGGTCAGGAGAAAGTGATAATGTATATTATCCTAGCACATTGCCACAAAATCCTGTTGAAATAAAAATTGTTGATAATCAAATAATGAACTTCAATAACAGAAGTGATTATTTAGAGGGAATATATAATGCTTTAAATGGACTATATTATTATATAAATGATTTTACAAGCACAGGTATTTTATATTATGATGTAGGGGATTTATATAATGTACGAATTGGAGAAAATACTTACCAATGTTTAATGTTAAATGATGAAGTAAATGTAACAACAGGAATAGAAGAGATAGTACACACAGATATGCCAAAACAAAGCGAAACAGATTATGAAAAGGCTGATAAAACAGACAGAAAAATAAATCAAACATATTTAATTGTGGATAAGCAAAATCAAGAAATAGAAGCAGTAGTAAAACAGACAGTAGACAAAACAAATCCAGAAAGTACAGTTAACAAAGTATCTAAGTTAAATATAAGAGTAGGAAATTTGGAAAGTTCTATAAGTGATATAGCAGATATAACAACTTATGGAGAAAGTGATAGAGCAGAAGTAGAATTAAAAGACATAAATGAGTCTGAACCTATTATGATAAAAGTACATCCAACAAGTACAAACATAAGTTACTTATATCCTAGAGAAAATTTATATCCAAGTGATACGCAATATTTACCTGACAGAATTATAAGATTTACAAACACAGAAAAATATCGATTA